ACTTCTTCTGAACTTCTACTTGGAAACTCCAACCATAAGAACGGCACTTTGTCGGCATAATCATTTGAATACATTATCCATTCAGAGGAGGTTTTCATTTGCGAACCAACGAAGAACACAGTATCGGGAATTGTGAACGAAGTCCCAACGGTAGGGTTGGCAAATGTTACCGTATTTCCGTTAATTGATACTATTTCGTTACTCACATTTCCAACCATGATTACATTATTAAAGAGAGGTAGCCAACGAACATCGCAAAACTCAATTTCAGTTGCAGAAATATACGCCTTTGGCGTAATAGTTCTATCAATTAAGCTAAATGACTTCTGCAATATTTCATCAATAAAATACATATTTTTTATTTGTATAACTGAAATCTTGAATATTCTTAGAACCGTAGTAGCATAACGCTTTCCAACCGTCAATTGCACGATTGTACATATCAAGGTCTTTAGCGTACAGCATTGTATTTGCTCCATTCTCTGACTTCTTTACAACTCGTCCATTCTCAACCCCCATTGAACTGATTTTGTTTTGAATCTCCAAATAACAAAGCTTTGCTAAAACATCTTTTATTGAAGACGAGAAACAATCGTTTTCGTAAATTGGAGCGAACAACCCAGTAAACTGAGGGTCTAAAGGATTTGCAACAAATAACGGTGCTACCGTGTTGCCAAAGAGTTGATAAATCAACCTTAGTTCCACGTTACTAATCATTTGCATTATTAAAGTGGCACGCCCCCCAAGTGAGGGGAACGCCACTTCGATTTCTCCTTTAAAATCAGATTGTTGCAAGATAACTGCCATGATTAGTTGTCTTTGACGTCTGAAATTTTACGAATCGTTTTACTTTCTAAATCAAAATCCGCTTTCTTCACTTCTTCTGCTAGACCACGGGCAATCAAGTTGTCCGCTAAGATGTTATGCTCAACGTATAGTTGCCCATTTTCTTTTAGCTTGATGACCTTGAAATCGTCCTTGCTATCTTGAGAAATGTAAGTTACAGACCCAACTTCATTTGATTTTACTTTTGCTTGTGCCATTGTGTTGTGTTTTTACTTGTTTACTTAATTAAGGTTTCTTGATGTCTGCTGAAATCGTTGCAATTGCACCGTAGTAGCTAGCTACTAAGTCTATTTTTGCAACATCCAACAATGAGAATTGCTCTGCAATCAACGTGTAGCTATTCTTGATGAATTGGTCGTTATATTGCCCTACTCGAACAATTACTCCAGTATGCTCCTCAGTGTAGATTGAAGAATCAAACACCAACATATAACCTACGGAAACAGTACTAGAAGTTACGATTTTCATTCCAGCCCACAAATCCGAAATAGCTGATTTTGGGAATAAATATTCGCCATCCGCTTTCTTCGTCAACAATAGGTCAACTAATTGCGTTGGATTAATTGCAACAACATCAGCATTGTAATTTTGCGAATTAATCAACCCCTGTAGAACCGTTGCAACGTCTGCCAAGTTAGGTAGAACTATCTTACCAGTTTGCGGAGAAGATGTGTACGCTGTTGCGTTTGTGATAATGTCGTTGTAAATTCCGTTATTCAATGCTGAAACAACGTCTCTTTGAATCATCTTCACAATCGCCGTGAACAATGCTCCATTGTCCATTTCAAACTCCTCAGTCCATTCAATGCGACCAGCGTATTTCTTGCGCTCGATAGCATTCTTAACCCACTTGTACTGAATTAACGGTTTTGCGTTTGCTTCTGAAACAACAGCAACACTACCCTCTTTCGGAGCTTGCTCAGTCTTAATTCTCGTTTTGACGATGTTTGAACTTTGGCGGTTCAAAATCAATTCAAAGATGAAGTTTTCAGGCGTTCTGATTGTTGCGAAAACTGAGCTTTCGTCAAAATTCTCTACCGTTGGGTAGGTAACACCAACACCTAAAGATACAGTACCATTGTTGTTTTGGTGAGGTGCAGCGACACGAATTTCGAATAAATCCAAATCGCGCCCTGTGCGGATAGCTTCAACAATTTCCGCTTTGCGCTCTGTTAAGACTGACATCAACGCTCTTTTTTGAGTGTCACTCATTCTAAATTCAGGCGTTGAATTCTTCGCTATCTTTTCAGACAGCTCCCTTACTTGTGATGCAATTTCATCACTCAATTCCATTTCTGCTAATCGAGAATTGACAATTTCGCCAATAGCTGATTGTCGCTCCTCTAATACGCTGTTAATTTCCTCCGTTAAGGAGTCCAAAAACAACTCTTGGTCTGCAGAAATCTTTGCTCCTCGTTGATTTAACGAGTTCTTTAAATCTACTTTTTTCATTTGTTTTATTTGTTTAAAATTGTTAAAATATTAAATAAACGTTATAGTTTTATCGTCTTTACTTTCTTCTTCTCTTTCGTCTTTAACCTTAGAAATATGCATCAATTGCTCTAATGAACGCATGAAATCAACCGGAAATTCTTTAATGATTAAAGATTTTTGTGCTGAAATAAAGTCTAAGGAACGCAATTGCGCATTTTCATCTGCTGACAACGTTACCAGAGATATTTCACGCAAAATAATTTCCTTCAAAATGTAAGAACCTGTTGCTCTATCATATTCCGTTTGCTCCCACACATAGTTAAATCCGTAGGATAGTTGCCGTAATACGCCTGAATTAATCAACTCAATGACCTCATCACCTAATCTTGTGTTGACAATCTTTGCCTCAAAATACAATCCTTTATCATCCTCACGCAATACTTGAATTTTCGCAATAGGCGTATCCATTTTGTGCTGGTACAAGAACGCAATTTGGTTCTTTTCCGCACCAACACCTCTTTCGTCAATACTCTTTTGTGTTGCCCCTTTAATCAATTGTTCGTTAAACGAATTAATGCTATTCCAAACTATTGCATAACCTTTAATCACTCTATCTTCGCCAACCGTTACTTCTGATTCTTCAAAAGTAGTTGACAACGCTCGAACGGAAATACCATTCATCTGTTCACGTTCCTTTTTAAACTCTATTAATTTTTCCATTTGTTTAATATATCTGATTCTACGCCTAATTCCTGTAATTTTGCGTGTAATTCCAATTCTTTTATATCTGATTCCATCTCTTGCGCTCTGCTTGGCTGTAAGCATTGAACACTATCCAATGAATAGCTAAACCTCATATTTTCATCCAAGAAAAACACTTCATTCAGCTTCCTACAAGTATCGTTGATTCGTGGTATAATCGTGTTCTGCCACAACGCAACCTCTGCATCGTGTTGATTGGTAAATGTTGTCGATGTGCTAAGTGGCGTTAAGAACGGCGAAACATTGTAAACTCCCAGCACCGCCAACGCATCCGCCTTGCACTCGTCAAATGGTTGCAAATCTTTAATGTCCGCTAATGTTTTGATAAATTCTATCGGAATAGAGGATATACCAATGAAATTCTTCCCATTGATTATGCCATCCTTTGACTTCATTTCATCTATCATTTTCTGGCGCATTTCTCCGTCTGGAGTAATCTCTGCCATATCACTGTTTTGCGCTTGTTTCCTCGCCAATAAACCTGCTGAACCATTGGATGAGTACACGTTGTAACGTGCCTGATAAGCTACCATTAAATTTTGAATATTCTGAGTAACAGCCAACAGAGGGCTTTCAATACTCATGTCGGCAAAATTAAATCGATTGTCAATAAAAACCTTTAGTTTATCAGGAGTTAAGGTATTCACAGAAAAGTGCTGTATCTGAACCTTATCCACGAACTCTGCAAAATTACTAACTAAAAAAGGAGCTGGAATAGAAGATTTGTAAATGATGTTTACCTTATCAGGCTCAATACAATAGATAGATGAAATGTTTTCTGTTTTCTGTTTCAAAAGACCGCTTACAACTGGATAAACGTAAGACCCTCCACTTGCTAATTCAGAGAATTGAATGTCGTAAATCAAATTAGACAACTTTTGAAAAGGATTAGGCTTTTCAATTAATCTAGCTAAAGTCGTCGGTAATTTATCCAATCTTACTCCATTCTTGTCAGTGATGAAATATTCAACACTAGAAACTCTATCCGCAATTAAATCAATAGGGTTGTAAAGTTCTGACAATAGCTTGGATAACCTGTAAGAATCCTCATTTGTAAAAGTAAATCCATTCTTGAAGTTAGATAGATAGTTTATCAGCATGTGGTAGAACCTTCCATGGTCATCAATTTCCACCCAACGGGTGTTAGGTCGTGTACTATTGCCTTTTCTGTTGAAGAAATCTAAAAAACCCAATTTGTTAAAATTTTACGACAATGTTAAGAATAATTTATTTTATTTCAAAATATTTTTTATATTTTATTTTTAAAATCTTTGCAGACGAACAAATAACGTCTATTGCATCGTCATTCTTATTTATTCCACCTTTGGAATAAGAGGTTAATTGATTGATAAATAACCGATGTTCTAAATTGTCATTGTAACTTGATGGGAAAGAATAGTGGCGTGATACAAATTCGTAATTATTCAGAATCTTTGCTTGTTTGTTTTCGGTTGTGTGATAAGGAGTTAACCTGTAATTACCTTCATTTAAGGATTTTAACTTTATTCCAGTGGCTAATCCAACACCGTTCTTTTCAAATATAACTTCTTGCACGTCGGTTTCAACACACCGTTCATGTACTATTTCAGACAGATATTCAAACCCTTTATTGGAAAGGATTAAATCGTAAATGTGTGCATTGAATTTACCCTCCAACAACTCTACCTGCATGAAGATAACAGCCATAAAGTCTCCGTTCTTCTCAGCTGGGTCGATGAAACACAACCTGCTTATTAACTCAGCTCCACGGTTTTTTAGAAACAATCTTAAATCTTGAATTGGCAACAAGTAACCATCTTTTGGGATTGGATTCTGCATGTATTGCGTCTCAAAAACAGTTCCTAAGTTCTCACGCATTTTATTTAATTCCTCTAAAGAATGCTTGTTTACCCACAACGCCGAACCGTCTGGTTTTATGACCGGCATTGTGATATGCTCCCATTCGTCTGGTTCTTTCTCAAGTAAATAACCGCATAAATCGTTCGGATGTAGCCGTTGCATAATGATAATTATAGGAGTTTCACGACTGTTCACACGATTGCGAAGAGTTGTGTCAAATTTATTATTTACGCGCTCTCTTAAAGTATCTGAATTCGCATCGTCTGGTTTAATTGGATCATCAATAATTATCGCACCTCCAAATTCTGAAATTTCATCGTCAAAATTAGTGTTTCCAGCTCCAAATCCAGTTACTTGACCACTAGATGAACGAGCCAGAACACCACCACCTGCCGTGGTATACCACTTCTCTTTTGCCGATGTGTCTTTCTTGATTTCAACATAAGGAAATAACATTTGATATTCAGCAGAATTAATTAAATCCTTTACGGCGCTGGAATTATCTAAGGCTAGAGTATCGGAGTAGGATAAATGAATAAATTTAGACTTTGGATTGCGAGCTAGTGACCACGCTATAAACATCTTAACCATGATTTCAGTCTTTCCATACCTTGGTGCAATGTTTAAAATAAGATTCTTAGATTTACCCAATACAATATCGTGCCCTTTATTAAAGAGTATATTGTGATGTTCACTGGTGGTAAAGGGCTTTTTATTTTGACAATAAAAGAAGTATAAGGTAAATTCTTTAAAACTGTTTAAGAGTCTATACCTTAACTCATTCATCTTTATGATCATTTAACATCTTCAAGGCTTCCTCGTATGCGAATGACCCTTGGATTATGTAGTTGTTACTATTCTTCTCAGGCTCATTCAAACCAAACAATTTTCTTTCAGACTCCAACAACGCTCTACATTCTCGTAAGTCCCCAGCTTCTAAATTCTTCTTAAAAAGGTAGTATAGCTTACTCTTATGCTCTTCTATTAATTGCTCTCTTTCAACGCTGTTATCTATCTTTATCAACTTTCTAGCCTTAGCTACATATTGATCTACAGTCCTAGAAGAAACACCATACTTTCTCGAAGTATGACGAATAATCTCATTATTTGTATAACCTTCTAAAATTAGATTATACACTTCGGTAACTCTTATATTAATTTCTGCATCTGAACTTTTAGTTGCCATATCGCAAAACTATCAATATTTTTTCAGAAAAACAAACATATTTTTATTTTCCTGTATTAATCCGCAATTTACGCAAATTTACTAAATAAACCAATATTACGAAAAACAAAAAACACTATTATTTTTTTCGTAATAGTTAATTACTTGGTTTTAAGAGTGTTAAAAATATTATTATGAAAAAATATTTTCCTTGTAATATTTCTTGTAATGCTGTAAAGTGCATAAATAGTGGGTTTCAGTGAATTATTACGAAAAAATGAAAAAAAACACTGTATTTATATATAGGGGTATTTTTTATTTTATTTTCTTCTATGCTATAATAAACTTTTTAATCATCATTAATATATATATATATATACCCCCCCCTATATTTATAATAAATATATATTTTTTCATAATAATTAATATAATATATTGATATACAATGAGTTAGGTATTACGAAAAATATTACGAAAAAAGTGCTGTTTCGTAATAATGTAGTATTGACAAGGGTTTCAGGCTTACGAAAAACACGAAAATATTACGAAAAACCTGTTTTCTAATCAAAAAAGTAGGCTTGTTATTTGGAATGGTTTTAAATAAGCAATAAAAATAAAAAAAAGTATATTTTTATTTGGTCAATTAAAAATGTATATATATCTTTGGTGTATAATTAAAAACAGAAGAAAAATGGAAATAATCGTTTTAGGTGACAAAATAGACACCAAAGAAATTACAGCTATCTGGGAGATAGAAAAAGAAAATAAAATGTTTCTTAATCGTGAAGCTGGTTTTGTCATCAAGTTTATGGGTGGCTCAACTAAGGTTTTTAAGGAAAATATTCCTTATGAAAGCTATGCAAGTGAGATAGCTTACAAAAAAGAAAAGTGGGTAAAACTTCAAAAGGAGGTCACAGAAAAATGGGAAAAAGACAAACACGATTTGCAAGAGTTTGGCTTTGATGTGAAGGTCAGTTTATAATTGGCTATAACTGTCTGGTATAACCGCCAGTTGGCGTATTAAATAGTAATAACTTTCAAAATACAAATAACATGGAAAAGAAAATAAAAGTTTCAAAAACGCAAAAACACGCAAATTGCGGTTATACGGTGTTAGCAACTGTGCCTTATCAATTATGTCCAAAGTGCGTAGGGAACGGTACAGTAATGGTTCAAAATTGGAATAGTTCACCTACTTCGATAAGTATCGGATTGCAAACGTGTAATTTGTGCGGTGGGGAAATGATAATACCTATGCACGCAATACCAACTGAATATAAGATACAAGGTTAGCGGTATTGTTGCCAACGTTATGGGGTTTTGCGTAATAGCCCAAGAATGTGTCGTTTTTATTCACAAATAAATTTTAAACAAAATGTCAGAACAGGAATTTTACCGCAAAACAGATGAATGTATTGCTCGTTTTAAAAATGGTAAAGAGCGTTACAAAACGTCATCAACATTTAACAGAGTAGTTCAAATGCTCGTTAGGGATGCAGACCCTTATGAGATTATTGACCATTTATGTCAAATGTCAGACGACCAAACAAAAGCATTTGAGCAATACATTCATCGTGATACTTGTCCGATGGTGATGTTTTAAAATGGCACATAACGGATGGTGCTATGCGGTCGTTTTAATGCCGTATAGCACGTGTTAGCAACTGTATGGGCAACAATAACAGATAATGATAATACGAAGCGATAAAGTAATAATTTTAAAAAATGTGCGATGGCAGAAATTATTTTTGAAAAAAATAAAACATACAATGCAGACTGCTTTGATTTAATTGCAGTAATGCCAAACGAGTGTTTAGACTTGGTAATTGTTGACCCACCTTATGGAGATGGGATTGGTTACGGTCGAAATGGTAAAGAAATATTAAACAATGAAGACGAAAGCATAAATTATCGTTTTTTAGATGCCGTTTTACCAAAAATGAAACAGGATACAACGCTTTATTTGTTTAGCAATCATAAATTTGTTTACCAAATAAAAGAGTATGCAATAGCAAACGGATATAATTACAGAATGCTGTGTATTTTAGTTAAAAACAATATTGGTATGGGTTATGGCTTCCGCAACCAATATGAGTGCTGTTTGGTACTCGAAAAGGGCAAAGCAAAGTATAATTTAAACGATGTGAGCAATGTGTGGAAGATGAAACACGTGCAACACGATGATGAAAGTCATCCGCACAAAAAGGATTATGATATTATTCGCAAAATAATACTACATAGCAGCAATGAGAATGACCTTGTATTTGATGGTTTTTTGGGTAGTTTTAGCACAGCTATTGCTTGCCATAAAGAAAAACGGCAATACATAGGAACAGAACTTGACGAAAAATGGTATAAAAACGGATTAAAACAATTAGAATGCTTACAGCAACAAACAACTCTTTTTTAATTGCCGATAGGCAAAAGAAGGATGGAAAATTTTTAAAAATTATGGGTTTAACCGACAAACTTTCAAACGAGGCACGAACTAAGCCCATATTGTTGCTAACGTTTTGCGGCTTGGCGAAGGCTGCCTAACGTAAACTTGAATATTCGTCCTAAATTTTCTGGCAGCTTTTGCCAAACCGCTGTTAGCAGTAGTAGGGATTGTTTACGATAAAGTTCATTTGGAACACTAAAGAAAAAATAAAAAAAGCCTTGGGAGGGCGTTGTAAAACCCACAAAAAAAATGGCAAAATTTAGAAAAAAGCCTGTAATCATTGAAGCGATTACATTTGATGAATTAGTAAAGCACGGATTAGATAACGGTGCTAATGTGAACAATGGAATGCCTTGGAGTTGGAATTACGGAGGGCATCCAATTACACACGAAAATGACCAATGTTATCTTATTCCAACAATGGAAGGCACAATGCAAATGACACCAAATGATATGCTTATTACAGGCGTAAAAGGTGAAATTTATCCGTGCAAGATTGACATTTTTGAAGCTACCTACGAAAAGGTAGAAGATTAGTAAAAAGTGCGGGAGGGCTTTTTTTATTTTTTCTAACGAAAACTTTATTAGAAGCACTTCCGCCCTATTACTGCTAACGGTAGGCAGATTGGCGCATACGATAGTTGCGCTAATGTGCAGTTATGAAACGATTAAAAATTTAATAATGATTATGTATTTAGAACGAATTGATTTGTTGTGTGCTTTGAAAGGAATTAGCAAGTCTAAATTAGCTTCCGATTTGGGGATAAGCAAACAATCTTTAAATCATTATATTAAAGGTAGAAGGCAAATTGATGATATTGTTAGATTAGGTATTTTAAAATATTTTGATTTACCTGAAAAGATTTTCACACAACATGAAATACATCTTACATTGAAAGGTAATCGTTTAATTATTTTATAACACCGAACTTCACGCTAGTTTTAATTGCGTGAAGTGAATGTTATGGAACATAAATAAAAAAATAGGAGTACGCCAAAAATCCAAAAAACAGAGTAGGCAAATTTTTAAAACAAAATAAAATGAGTAGATTGTTATTAGGGTCAATCAATTTGACCGAATTGTCCGCAAAAATTAAGAGTGGAGAAATTGAAGTTTTCATTTCAGAAAAAACAGGGGTTAAATATGTGAGTGTGGCTGTATTTGTCAACGACACGCCCGACAATTACGGCAACATTGCGAGTTTATCACATCGCAACAAGAATTTAGAAACTACCTATTTAGGTAACTTTAAAGAGAATGGTGTTGGAGGCACTGCACCAAGAAATAATGCACCGCAAGTGAATAAAGACGATTTGGATTTTTTAAACGATTAATTATGGAAAGCATAGGAAAACAAATTTGGAAGCAAAGAAAAGCATCAAGAATGAGCCAAAATGATTTGCGTGAAAAGATGGGGGTTAAGTCAGTTGGCACAATACAAAATTGGGAAAAGGACAAAGTTACCCCGTCAATTGATGTGTTAAATGAAATGCACGTTAAATTTGGTTGGGAATTTGACGTTAAATTTATAACTAAAAACAAATAAAAATGGAAATTAAAAACACATGTACATTAGAAATAATTTTCGAAGATGATTCTAAAACGTTTAAAGAAACGGTTGCAAATGCTATTTTATCAAAAATAGACCTACGTGGAAGCAACCTACGTGGAAGCGACCTACGTGAAAGCAACCTAAGTGGAAGCGACATAAGTGGAAGCAACCTAAGTGGAAGCAAGGGCTTGAAATACGCTCAAATGTCATTTGATGGCTTCGGAGAGGTCGGTAGGCTAATCACACTTGCCGACGTGAATAGAGATGGCAATCCTATATTCTTCTGTGGGTGCTTTTCAGGCACAAATGAAGAATTAATAAGCTACATTGAAAGCGGAAATGTAAATCTTAAAGAGAGCCGTCATTTTGCAAGAAAAACACTATTAGAAGCAATTAAATTTATAACTACTAAAAATAAATAAAAATGGAAAGAAAAGAACAGTTACCGCAATTTCCTTTTAAGGAGATCAGCGAAAAAATCGAAGCGAAAAGAGAAATATACATTTCTTTAATTCGCTCAACTTTTAATTTTTCGTCTGTTAATGATGAAGAAAAAACAAGGATTGCCAATGATAAGTTCACGGCAGAAAAGGAGTTGTATATCGAAAGATTGAAAGAGTATTATATTGATAGTCTGGAAGAAAATAAAACAAAAGGTACAGCAATGCCTACACTTTCTGTTTTCCAAGGCGTTAACATATTTCTTGAAGTCATTCAGTCTGGTTTATCTTTTTCAGAAATATCAAATCATATCTATTTAGCGGTAATGGTTGGAAGCCGTGGCGAAGTAGCATGGAAGATGTCAAGTGATGCTGTTGTCTATATGGCTCAACGTGTTGGTGCAATTAGTCATATTTCGGATGTTGTTATTGTCCGAAATGATGAAGATTTTGAGGTGTATAATGAAAATGGAGAATTTAAAGTAAAGCACAATTTGAAGTTTGACACTAACGAAATTGATTATTCAAGAGACTTCTTATGTGGATACGTGTATGTGATTTATCATAGTGGATACAGGGAGTTAAGAATAGTTAATCGCCAGCAGATGGATGATGCTTACAAGATGAGTAACAGGAAATCAAACTACAATAAAATTTCAATGCTAAAATCAAAAGTTGTAAAACGTGCATTGAGATTTGACCGCAAAAGCATCATTGAAAGCATGGTAAATTCTTCTTCAAGTTTGATT